CATATAGCACGTGAATATTATGCAGCCGTTAGGGAGTAATTTAGTACCGTTAAAATCTTTAAACGCCTCACGAATTTTAATTTCCTGTTTCATTTTATTACCTCCATTTTTTATTCATGCCATTATATAAGCAACCACCATGCCAAGTTTATAAGCACACAATATCACTGAGTAATTACAAATATAACCATGCCATAAGCCCATAAACTGTAAAGCCCACCGACATATTGTAAACATAACTAGCTGATATTATTACAGACAGGGGTGTCGGACTAACTGTCGGCAATTTTTACTATCAGAAACATATAAGTATATCGCTAGGTTACAAGGGCATAATCTGACACCTATCGAAAAACGAAGGAAATGGCTGATAATTATATGTTGTCATAGGGTAGATTGATCCTTATTACCCGCCATTGGTTATAATCGCCCATAACTGCCATTGACAAGCTACATGCCAATATTGTAATTATTCCCCAACGCGTGCGCGTCTAAATATCACCGCTAGGTGATACCCTGGAGACATACCTCAGTATGTCGGTTATGCCCATGAGGGCATCAAGGCATCTAGACTCCTAGACTCCTAGTATCTCCCTATATAACCACGTCAAAGCCCGCCCATACAAGGCGGGCGATAGATATAGCCAAAACTTTGACTCCACCACTTGACAATTATATACCACCTACGCTATTAACTAACCATGGAGACGATATGCTAGATGATTGCGATCGTATGGTTAATCCTGATAACGCCACCCTTAGTCATAGCGAAATCTCAAAACCTAAATACATAGATCATTCTTTGACGGTAAAAATGAGAGCTGGAGGCATGACATGTCAAGAAATCGCCGATGTTCAAGGATGTTCAAAGACTAATATCGTTAATGTGTTGCAAAGATACGATGCCAAAAAGGGAGAAGTCGAGGATTTTAAACGACATAGAGCTGATATTCTGGCGGCTATGCAGCAGAGGATTTTACGAAACGTTACCGCTGAAGACATCGCGAAAGCTCCTCTAAGCGTCAAATTATTGTCAATGGGTATAGCCTACGACAAGGAAAGGCTGGAGCGTGGCAAAGCAACAAATATCAGTGTTTCCGCTAAGTTAGAGATGACCGAGAAAGCCTACGAGAAGATGATCCGAAGGAAATATGGAGAGATTATTGACGCTCCAGGAGAAGAAATAAGCGAGGAAGTGGCTGATATGGCACCTGCTGAATAGGCCCATAGATGCAACCATCGTGCCAAAGAAAAAACATCGATCCTGAATCACAAGACAACGTCCAGCACAAGCCCTATGTTCTTGATATCATTTGGTATGCCGATAATATACATTATGACAAGTTGTGTAAGATATATCCTACATATGTAATATCAAGTAGTTGCGCATGGTCCCCGTTGCCTGTAGGGTCCGAGGGTAGGGGGGGGGAGTCCGGGGGTAGGCGATTGTAGTGAAGAAGATATGCATATACCCCTCTTTCCAGCGAATATAAACAAAAAGGAGGTAATTGATTATAGATACTCATGGAAGATTTACAGTAGGCGATATGAAGAGGTTTTTAGATGATAAGCCTGATGACGAGTGTATAGCGATTGAGAGTTACCATCCTGGCGTGGCTTTGATGTTGAGTTTCACGCCTTACATAGAGGAGAGGGAGTTGAGTGCTAAGGGTAGGAAGTGGGTAGTTATTAGGGACTGTGAGTGAGGTATTTAGAGATATGGCTAGGAAAAGCGAGGAAAACGAAGGTATATCTAATGAGCAGGCCAAATTGGTCTGGAGGCAGTATCCTGAGATATTTTTCAAGGATGTGATGGGGTTTACTCCGACGAATCAGCAGTTGGAGGCAAGCAAGCTATTGGCTCGTTTATGTGAGTTGAAGTTTGCGAAGTCCAAGGGTCTCCGATTGACGCCAGAGGATGAGGCGTTCAGTAAGAAGATAGGCATTTCGATTCATTCCGGTCATGGTACTGGCAAGGATGCGTGGTTGAGTAATGTTATATTTTGGTGGATGACATGCTGGTCGTATTCTGAGGGGAGGGTTACGGCTCCAACTGCGAGTCAGATTAAGGATGTTTTATGGAAGGAGGTACGGCAGTGGAAGAGAAGGAGTCTGTATCCTATTGTGAGGGATACGATAGAGGTACAGAGTGATAAGATATTCAATGTGAGTGAGAAGGGTGAGTGGTTTATCACGGCCAGGACTACGAATGCCAGGGCGAGTTCAGACGAACAGGCTGAAACATTGGCAGGTGCTCACAAGGAATATCTGCTGATGGCTGTTGATGAGGCGTCTGGTGTGCCTGATGGCGTGTTCAAGCCATTGGAGGGTGCACTTACTGGCAGGGTGAACATAGCGATACTTATTGGGAATCCTACCAGGAGTACTGGGTATTTTGCGAGGACTCATACGAGCGATAGGGAGTTTTGGATACCGCTGAGATGGGACTGTGAGGATAGTAATATTGATGAGGTGACTGGATCTACAGGCATGAGGGATTATGTAGACAGGCAAGCTAAAAAGTATGGCAAGGAGAGCAATACTTACAGGGTGCGAGTAAAGGGGCTTCTACCGCTTGCAGATCCTGACACATTAATACCGTATGACTGGATAATGGATGCGGTTGATAGGGATATAAAGCCCCTGGAGGATTCACCAGAGGTTCTTGGGATAGATGTGGCTGCTGGTGGGTCTAATAAGACAATAGCAGTTCTCCGCCATGGTCCGGTTATAAAGAGGATATACGAAAAGGATGAGCGGAAATCAGAGTATCTTGCTGATTATATAGCCGGTGAGTTCGGAGGCGAGAGTTGCCCCGATGTCACGGCGGTTGATATTGTAGGAGTCGGGTGGGGATTCGCTGGTCTTTTGAAAGATAGAGGATTTAAGAATGTTAGGCCATATGGTGGAGGAGAGAAGGCCAGAGACACGGATAGATTCAGAAACAAGAGGGATGAAGATTATTGGAATCTTCGCCAAAGATTTGAACAAGGAACCATATCTATTATAAATGATGACGAACTTATCGGACAACTATCGTCAATAAAATGGCGCCCTGCCGGTGCCAATTCTATCCATGTGGAGAGTAAGAAGGATATGAAGGCCAGGGGGATAGAGTCTCCTGATAAGGCTGATGCAGTTAGTATAGCCTATTCTATCCAAGACTTGTCGTATAGGAAGATGGATGGAGAAGATAAAGAAGACGAGCGGGCATCAAGGAAAAAGATGAGGGATAAGGTCACTGACTTCTTATCTTGGATGGCGTCATAAAATTGACTATTGACAAATGTATTTTATTGTTTATGTTATGTAGCACGAGGTGGTTGTTGTGGCTGTGCTTCTAAAGACTAGGAAGTATAAAAATCAACATACCCACATTGTTTATCTGAGGGATGATGGTTCTGGTGTAACCTCTGTATCTGAAAAGCATTCTCATTCCATTAATCAAGGCGTGGTGGAGCCTGCCCAGGATGGGCATATCCATGAGGCTGATGAGTACCCGTTGAAAGATGAGGGTGGAGATCCCAAATTAAAGGATTCAGAAGTTCTTGACAATATATTGACGCTTTATAAGGAAGCTAGAGATATTGAGAAGGAATCCCGCGATGCTGCGATAGAAGCAGAGGAAATGTATTCCCATAAGCAGTGGGAGGATGCAACTGCAAAGGATCTGGCTACTAAAGACAGGGCAGCTATAACTATAAATCAACTAGAGGCAAAGATTGATAACTTATCCGGCTATCAGAGGCAGAACCGTACTGAGATAAGATACATCCCAATGGAAGGTGGAGACAGTAGAGTCGCAGACATTCTTAATTATGTTGTAAAAGACATTCTTGAGAACTGTTATTACCAGAGGGAGAAAACAAAGGTATTTGAGGACGTATGTGTTCCGGGACGAGGGTTCTTCAATCATTATGAGGACCGTGATAAGAATATACTCGGCGACGTAGTTGTAGAACGATACGAATGGGATGGTGCAGCTTGTGGCCCTCACGAAAAGGATGATCTTTCTGATTGCGACTATATAGTCAAGTGGAAGTGGTTTTCGCTTTCCAAGATCAAGGAAATGCATCCCGAAAAGGCTTCACGAATTGTACCTGAAGACAAGGAATCCGAAGTACCGGCTAACTCCAGATCCGAAGATTGGGATAAGCGTCATTCAGAATCAAAATCAAGTGGCTGGTCCAGTTATGATATGGTTGATGTTGCCAAGAAGCAGTACCGGGTTGTTCAGATCGAGCAGAAAGAGTATCGCAGGGTTAATATTATAGTAAATGCTAATGATGGATTTGTATTTAATTCTGATGGATGGTCTGATGCTGATGTTAATGCGGTAAAAACTATGCCTGGATTCTCACTTATCCCTCGTGTTACGTTTAGAATGAGGATGAGTAAGGCTGCTGGTGGCGTTGTTCTAGAAGATTATTACCCGGACCTTGCCGTTCAGGATTTCAGTATTGTTCCAGTGTATGCAAAAAAGAGGGGAAATAAATGGTGGGGTAAGGTTGAGGGCGTAAAAGACCTCCAGAGACTGATAAATAAGTCATATAGTCAATTTGTTGACATATTGAATAAGGTAGTTAGCTATGGCTGGTTCTATGACGAAAACACCTTCGCGGATAAAAAAGAGGAGCAGAAGTTTAAGAATAATGCATCTTCTCCTGGTTTTATATCTAAGTTACAGGATTTAAACAGAAAGCCGGTAAAGGAAGAAGGAGTAAAGTTCCCTGCCGAGCTTGTAAATGCGATAAGTCTTTTTTCTCAAAACTTGAGAGAAATAATCAATGTAAATCTTGAGATGATGGGTGCGGAAGGAGGGAATCAGTCCGGTATAGCTCTTAGGCAGAAGATTGTTCAGCAATTATTGGGCAACGATTTCATTTTTGATAATTTGAGTTTTGCTGAAAAGAAGTTAGGCAAGCTCCTCATATCGTATGTTCAGAAACTGTATGATGCTAAGAGGATAATGAGGGTTCTGATTAATCAGTCTTATAAAAATCCCAATGAGGCAGTAACCCTTGGTGGTATTCCAATAGATCAATTTACGGTAGATTCTATTGATTATATCC